AGGTAAAATAAACTTTGACTATTTAGATAATTGCATCGATTCATTTAGTGAAAGCACAAAATTTATACTAGCTTTAGATAACGATACAGCTGGTTTAAACTTACAAAACGAACTTGCTAGACGTTTAGGTTATGAAAATTGTAGTAAAGTTTTATTTAAAGACTGTAAAGATGCTAATGACTGTTTGATTAAATACGGTATGAAAATAACTATTGACTGTATTAATGAAGCTAATGAGTTTCCTATAACAGGTGTATTTACTGCAAATGATATTGAGCGAGATATTTTAGATTTTTACAATAATGGTTTGCCAGTTGGTGCTGGTATCGGTATGGCCGAAATGGATATGCATTTAAAGTTTCAACAAGGTTATTTAACAACCATAACAGGCATACCTGGACATGGTAAATCTGAGTTTTTAGATTTTTTATTATGCCGTTTAAATATTTCACATGGTTGGAAGACTGCTTTATATAGTCCCGAAAACCACCCTTTAGAGTTACATTTTAGTAAGTTTTCTGAAAAAATAATAGGTAAACCATTTGAAGGAATAAACAGATTGAGCCCTTTGGATTTACAAAAAATGATTAGTTATCATGCAGACAATTTCTTTTTTATTAATCCAGAAAGTGATTTTAAACTTGAAACTATTTTAGATGCTGTTAGACAGTTAGTTAGAAAAAAGGGAGTTAATGCCTTTGTTATTGATGCTTGGAATAAATTAGACCATCAATATAATAATAATGAAACCAAATATATTAGTGAGCAGTTAGATAAAATAACACGTTTTTGTGAATTAAACAAAGTTCATTGTTTTTTAGTAGCTCATCCAACTAAAATACAAAAAAGTAAAGATGACAATGATTTATATGATGTTCCAAATCTATATAATATTTCAGGATCAGCAAACTTTTATAATAAAACTGCAAATGGTATAACAGTTTATCGTAACTTCAAAACTTTAATGACTGAAGTTTATATTCAAAAAGTTAAATTTAAACATTGGGGACAAACAGGTTGCGTTCAACTAAGTTGGGATAAATCAAACGGCCGTTACTATAAAGGAATTCCAAACTACGATAATTGGTTATTTACAGAAAACAAAACTAATACAATAGAAAACAATACTAATTTTTTAAATGATATAAAAATTAACGATGAAAATAACCCATTTTAATTTTATTTTAATATCTTTGTATTTAATTAAATAATTTATTTTAATTATGGATAATAGAAAAAATAACGGAGCTGCTAAAGGAGAGGATAGGGGACAAGGTCGCAAGCCTAAATCTGATGAAATAGCAATGATTGAGAAAATGGACGCTACACTGGCCCCAATAACTGTATGGCAGTCATTAGCTGCTAAAGTTGAAATAGGCGACACAATGGCAATTAAATGTTGGTTGGAGTACAGATATGGCAAACCTAAACAATTAATAGGTTTAGTAACTGAAAATGAATCACTTGAACAAGTGTTTAAAATAGGTGGAGTTGAAATAAAACTTTAATGCAGAAACAAGTATTATTTGAATCATTCCCTAAACAGGATGAATTTCTTGAAGCTATTTTTAGTAACAAGTTCAATTTTATTATGTATGGTGGTGCAATACGTGGTGGCAAAACTTTTGCAGGTTTAGGTGCATTATTGTTACTATGTAAAATGTACCCTAAATCTAAATGGGCTGTTGTCCGTTCTACCTTACAAACGCTTAAACTTAATACCATTCCATCATTTACTAAAATTTGCCCTACTTCGTTTGTTAAGAAATACAATCAGGAAATGCAAACTGTTACATTTCAGAATGATAGTCAAATCATATTTTTAGGAGAAAATTATGTTGATGATAAGGAATTAAACCGATTTAAAGGATTAGAGGTTAATGGCTTTCTTTTAGAAGAAGTAAACGAATTACAGCAAAAGACATTCTACAAATGTATTGAGCGTGCTGGATCTAATATAATTGATAAGCAACCTAAACCATTAATTTTAGCTACTTGCAATCCAACAAACAACTGGGTAAAGGAACTAATTTATAACAAATGGAAAACCGATACACTACCTAACAACTGGCTTTACATACCATCTAAAATAACAGACAATCCATTTATACCGGCTGATTATTTAGAATCTTTAAAGTCAATGCCACGATACGAATATGAAGTGTTTGTTGAAGGTAATTGGGATTTACAAGAACGTACAGGAGCTGAATTTTACAAGTACTTTAGTTTAGACAAGCATGTCAAAGAATGTCATTATGAACCATCTTTGCCATTGCATATAAGTTGGGATGAAAATGTCAATCCTTATTTACCATGTGGCATATTCCAAATATCTAATAAGCAAGTTCGTTTAATCAATACAATTTTAGGTATCAATCCTAAAAACACTATTAAAGACGTTTGCAACGAGTTTAAAAGGCTTTATCCTGCTCACGATAGTGGTTTATTCATTTATGGAGATGCAACCTCACAAAAGGAAGATGTTAAGCAACAAAAAGGTCATAATTTCTTTAAACTTATTCAAAATGAGTTGATGAATTATAAACCGATTATGCGAGTAGGTAAATCTAATCCATCAGTAGTTATGAGAGGTAATTTTTTTAATACAATTCTTTTTAGTAATTTTGGGGAGATTGAATTTATAATTAATCCAGAGTTAAAAGATGCCATTCAAGACTTTACTAATACTAAAGAAGCATCAGATGGAACTAAGGATAAAGCTAAGGCAAAGGATGCAAAGAGTGGTATAAGTTACCAAATGTATGGTCATATTAGTGATTTAACCGATTACTTAATTTGTGAAGCATTTAAAAACGAATATCAAATGTACCAACGTGGTGACGTTACACAATATGTTAGAAAAATAGGCAGTCAAATACAAAGCGGTAAAAATAGAATGTAAAATGAAAGTAAAATCACACAAAGAGTTAATAGATGGTCATAATACGGTAACATTCTTTATTGAAGATGTTAGCACTAATACTTTAATCCATTCTGACACGTTTATTATTAACCGTAAAACTCGTATTAAAGCATTAAAAGCTGGGTTTGTTGAATATGTTTTAGATATGCAGAAAATGGAGTTAGCTTTGTTAAATGCTGAAGTTCATAAAATAAAAGTTAATAGTAACAATAGTAACAATAACATTAATTAGTAACTAATTTTGTAATATGGCACGATTACTAAGAGATTTAGACTATTTACGAGTTATTCAAAGTGATAACTTAGCTCAAATAATTGAATCTAACCAACAAACTAAATTGGATGTGGAACAATCAGCTCAATCAGAAATGATAGGCTATTTAACGCAAAGATATATCACTAATCAAATCTTTACAGATACTAAATTATTTGATATTGCCGCTACTTATAACGGTAAGCAATTAGTTGAATGGACTGCTCCAGCTTTTAGTGCTACAACTGTTTATACTATTGGTCAATACGTTTTACAAGCTGGTTACATTTATAAGTCAATAGCTGGATCTACTGCACATGCTTTTTTGCCTGCTGAATGGACTCAGATATGTTTAGATAAAACATTATTTTACAGTATTTATCCAGAAGTAGAATATTCAAATACAACTACTTATACTGTTGGTAATAAAGTTTATTATAACAATATTGAATATTCATGTATTACATCGTGTGTTGGAATATTGCCTACAAATACTCAATTTTGGATTGCTGGATCTGCTTATACAGTAACAGGGGCTTATCCTGATGAAACTAATTTCTGGCAACAAGGAGATAATAGGAATCAGCAAATAGTAATGTATTTGTTAGATATTACTTTATACCATTTACATTCTCGTATCAATCCTAGAAACGTTCCAGATTTAAGAAAAGAACGCTACGATGGTAATTCACCAACTCAAAGCGGTGGCGCCATTGCATTTTTAAAACGTGTTGCAAGTGGTGACGTAACTGCTGATTTACCTCAAATATTACCGCAACAAGGCATGTCCATTCGTTATGGTTCTGCTGTTGCTAAACAAACAAACTCATACTAATGAAGATATTTGGCTACGATATAAATTTTAATAAAGCTGAAAACGTTTCAGTAAATAGACCGGCAAATAGTGATATTCGTAAACGTATAACAGTACCAACTCAATTATATAGGTCAAGACAAGATATAGCACAATGGAGAGCAGCTTTAACTTCTGCTGAATCTATTTATAGCCCACAAAGATATTTACTTTACAGATGTTATAACGACATTGTTTTGGATGCGCATTTAACTGCTGCAATAAATCAAAGAAAGAATTTAACAATGTCTAAAGAATTTGAAGTAAAGGTAAATGATGAAGAAGATGAAGAATTATGTAAACTAATCAAAACAAAATGGTTTAGAGATTTCTTAGATTATTCATTAGATAGTATATTTTATGGTCACTCTTTAATCCAATTTGATTCACTTGTTGAAGATACTTTTAAAGCAGTTGAATTAATACCTAGAGAATATGTTAAGCCAGAGTTTCATATTGTAACTAATAGTTATGCTGATTTAGAAGGAGCTGATTATTTAGAAAATCCTTATAAAAATTGGTGCATTGGTGTTGGTCGTGAACGTGATTTAGGTTTATTGATGAAAGCAGCGCCATTAGTTATTTGGAAGAAAAACGCTTTAGGCGCTTGGGCTGAATATGCCGAAGTATTTGGAGTGCCATTAAGAATTGGTAAAACAAATGTTCGTGATGAAGAAACCAGAGCAAATATGGAAGGTTTCCTAAAAAACTTAGGTACTTCAAGTTATGGAGTATTTGATACTGATGATTTAATTGAGATAGTTGATAGTGGTAAATCAGATGCTTATAATGTATTTGATATGATGATTGCTAGATGTAACTCTGAAATAAGCAAATTAATATTAGGGCAAACTGCAACAATGGATGAAAAATCTTTTGTAGGTTCTGCTGAAGTTCAAGAACGTGTTTTAAAGAATGTAGCTTATAACGATGAATTTTTTATTGAAGGAGTTTTAAATTATCAGTTAGTACCTATGATGCAAAGACTAGGTATATTTCCACCGAATACTAAAATCAAAGTAGAGGGCGAAGAAGAATTGTCGTTATTAGATCAATCTAAAATAGATATTGAATTAATCAAAACGGGTAAATTTACATTTAGTGCTGAATACTTAGATGAAAAATATGGTAGTCAAGTTATGCCAGTAATGGAACCTAATTCAGTTGAAAATATTAAAAATAGATTAGATAATCTTTACAAATAGTGTGTTCATTCTGCGACATACAAAATGCAGCGCCAATAAATATATTTTCAGATGATGAAATTGAA